AAGATACTATACAAATTCTTAACCATAACAAAACTCCTTAAAATTACTCATCATCAGATTTATAAGCAACTACTTTAACATTCTGACCATCTTCTTTAGCTTTAGCAATAAGATCATCAAGAATAGACTGATCACAATGAACAGAATAAAGATATAAATCATCTTTAAAGAATCTTACAACGAATTTCAAATCACTCATAAAAAACTCCTTTCAATAAAAACAACTCTTTCGATAATTGAGATTACTAGAAGTTTACAGCCGGATACCACCGCGAGAAGTAACCGGAGAAAGATTAATAGCCTTCGTCCTTTCAGCTGTATTTCTGAAAATCTTCTTATCGACTTTCTTCTTAAGCTTCTTCTTCATCATAACTCCTTTCTGTGCAGCGCTCTCGCTTTATCCAGCTGCACTAATTCTTCCGATTTAAGTCTATCCAAATAAGTTAAATTTGTCAAGTTAGATTTAAGTGCTTCATTAACCTTAGCAAGACGCTTTCGATCTTCTCTAATGCCTTGCATATAATCTGGATAATCAATATCAAACAAAGAATCATAGTATTTATTAGGCCGAATAATTCTTGCGCCCTTTTCAGTCGGTAAATAAACTTCATCATCATAAATTTCAAGTTTATGATCTTCATAAAAATCACGACCAATACCCGGCTTACGACTCATAAGAGTAAATTCAGCCGGGAAATTATAATCATCATAAACAGATGCACCGATTCCATACTGTTTTTTAACAATATATCGAGCAACATAAGCACAAACGTCCCAGTTTACAGAAGTAATAATATGGTAACCATAAGACCAACAACTGTATATACTATCAGAAGTGTAATAACGGAATTGATCATCATTTTTATAAAGAAGCTTAAGATCATCTAATTTCAAACCAAACAGAATTAAATGATAATGTGGGCGCATAGACGTTCCGCCATATTCACCACAAGCAAAATACCTGATCTTTTGATCAGGAAACTTCTTCCGGAGTCGCTTAATAAACAATTGCAACTGACGTTTTTCAAGTGGGTTAATAGGAGATCCTGACAACGGCTCCGGAAGATGCTCATTATCATAAGTCAAGGTAAGAAAAACATTAGAATTATGATAACTAGCTTCAAGCATACAACGATCGGCCCAAATGCGGGAGTATTTGAGCCTACAACCAATGCAGCGACCACAAGGAACAGTAATATATTCATAATCGGAATGTTCATAGGAAAAATCAGAATTAGCAAGAATTTTTATACGTTTCTTGCCGGTTTCTGCATTTGTTCCAAGAACAACAGCTCTCAAAGGGTGATAACAACTCATAACAAACAAAGTGACACATAAGTGTTAAACAAGGCCAATATTTTTTTATTTTTTTATTTTATATTTTAAGTTTATTTTTTTATTTTTTTTATTTTTTTATAGGCCATTGTTATTAAATGGTGTCACTCAGCCCCATTACATCAAGTATGTAATGGGGCCCCGTGCAAGCACCGTTAAATAAATGACCTCACGCGCTAACGCTTGTGTTCCTGATCATTAAAAATGATCAGGCTTAAAATTATCTATGACCGGATCTAGTAACCGGAGTAACAGTTTTAGCAGCATGTTGCTTTTGATTAGAATACCACATAGATGCTAAGGAATTATAAGCATCAGTATTACCAAAACAAAATGCACGAACAACTAAATTACGATTACTATTAGTTTTAGATAAACCAAACTTAGATAAAACAGCATCAACTCTAGACTTACCAGAACCAGTAAGACTAAAATTACTAGAATTAATAGTACCATTAGAAGCCTTAAAAAAATCTTTAGGTTTATTAGAAGCAAAATTATAAAGCTGTTTACCGTAATTAGTGGCGGATTTAAGACCAACACCAAGAGCGCCACCAAGACCAAACTTCTTCATCTGCTTATCAAGAAGAGCAGACCAACTCGAAGCAGGTTTCTTCATAGCAGTCTTATAAGCCATATCAGCATGATACTTAGCCTTTTCAAAACCTTTATCAGCAGAATACTTAGAAGCTTTATATCTCATAGAAGCATCATACATCTGAGCAGCAGCAGAAGTAGCAGCAGCAGCTCTCATAGCAGCAGCAGAAACAGCAGCAGCCTTTCTAGTAGCAGCTGCCTGAATACGTGAAGATTCCATACTACCAAGTGAACCTATTTGTGCTTCTTGAACACCAGCAGCAGCAGCAGCACCACTCTCTGGAGAAATAGCAGCAGAAGAAGTAGTATAACTCTGAGCTCCGGAACCACCGGAGCTCAGAACTGGATTAAGACCAGCTTTCTTTAAATCTGCAACTTCCATTTGATGAGCTGTTTTACTCATCTGAGTCTGCCAATCTCTAGACTTTTGAGCTTCATCAGCATTATAACGAGCTTGAAGCTCGTTAGAGCTATTAACCATTTGCTGAAGCTGTACTTGTGTCTGAGAAGCAATTCTCTGAATCTGCGCAGCAGCAGAATTACCTGAACTCTTAGCCATAAAAACACCTCTTAATGATGGTCAATAAGACCAGGAATACTATAAAGCGGCATCGGTCTAGAAGCCTTACATTGAATATAAAAATCAAAGATCAGCTGATTACTGACAGCAGACGTAACAGCAAGACATCTATCAAGCATAGTCTTATCTTCTCTAATCCAAGAATCAGAAAGATAAGGCTGAGAAGCATAATTATCTCCAAGATGCCACATATCAAGAGGAGTAGAATATGCACTTCTCATTTCACCGGCAACTCTAGAAGGCTTATATCTATAATCTGCCCAAGCTTCCTGATAACCAAATACATCAGTATTATCAGAAACGTCAAAATAAATCTCTCTAGTCATAACAGGCTGCTCACCAAGATTAGCAAAAGTAGGATTATAATAATCAAATATAGTCTTTCTAAAGAAATGTCTTTCAAGACCTTGCTGATAAGTATGATGATATCTAGCAACACAAACACCTATTACATAACCGTGTTCAGTAAATGATTTAAGAAAATCAGAATTAACATCACCAGTAGCACTAATACCGGTAAGATTACCCTGAGGAGTAAGACCAGACTGAGATGCACTATTCTGTTCACAAGAAGATACATTCAAAGGAAGTCTATTACCACCAAGATATTCTGATCTCTGAAGTCTAGCATCAGGAGAATCAACATTAAAGAAAGTCTTAATGATCTCTATATAACGAGATCCACCACGAGCCTGCTTTTCATAAAATCTCTGAACAGCAAAAGCCTGACGCAGCTCGTTAATATCAAATACAGAAGTATTATTCAAATCAGCAAAAAGATTATCCGGAGTAATATAATTAGCATTAGTACCAGTAACAGTTTTATCAATAGATTTACCATTAAAAAGACCAACAGAATTACCTGAAGCAGAAACCATAGGATTTGCTTCATAATCAGTATAATGCTCGGCACCTACACCATCAGGAAGAGTAGTAGTAAAGGTTTTCTTACTAGTATAAGAATTAACCGGAAGTAAACCTCTAAGAGCAAACTCAACAGAAGGGCCAGCAGCCTTCTGTGCACCCGGTAAACACGAAGTAAAATAATCGTGATACTTGGCAGCAATAAAAGGCTTGCCGCCTTTTTCAATATCAGTAACCTGATCACCAGTATTAACACCAGTTATATCAGTATCACCAACAGAAATATTAACCGGATTCATAAGATTCTCATCTCTAAACCAGTCATCACAAATCTTCGCATAAGCTCTAAAAGGAAGAGCAGAAATCTTTTTACCGGCACCGGCTTTAATAGGAACACCCATATAATCAGCAATAGTACCGGCAGCAAAACCACCGGAAGGTACTACAAGCTGTGGAACAGTATACTCATTCTGAGGAACCCAAGCAGAGTCAGTATTCTCACCATTAAACTCTTTCCAATGCGACCAAATAAGCCTACACGGAACAAAAAAGTAATAAGTATCAAGATATACATTATCCATTATAGGAGTAACAAGAGGCTGCATACGAACAACCTTTGAGGTAGTAACATTAAAGGTATCTCCAGGCAAAACCTCATCAAGATAAAAAGGTATAACATCACCAACATTACCAGAGAAAATTACTTTATGATCACGATCAAAAACACTTCTTGAAATATCAAGATTAACTGGATTAACAGCAAATCTATTAGTTTCATTTCTATTCAACTACTTCACCACCTTTCGGTTCTTCCGGTTCAGGATCAACATCAAACTGATGATTAACAAAACGATCATTATACTCAGCAATCTTAGCATCAAATGATTTAGCATCACTAGTCATCTCATACCAAAATTCTTCATAAGAATTATTAAACAACTGCTTAACTTCTGGATCAAGTTCATTAAATAAAGTTTCACAGTCATTAATACGCTGAAACAATTCAGCAAAATTCTTAGGCATCTTAGTAACATCTGCATAAATACCTTCTCTTACATTAATAGCAGAAGTATCACCAAGTGCAAATCTACGCATAATAGCATTAATGTCACAAGATTCAAAATCTGCCTGAATCCTAGCATGAACATTAATAGGCTTATCATTCTTATGAAGCGTAGTACGCTTCACCTCTCCTTTTTCATCGAAATCATACTCATACTGATCGAGATAAGGAGTACCAGCAACAGATTTAAAGTCCGATGTATCGGACATAATAGTTCTATAAGTGGCCTTAGCCATATTACAACTCCTTTCAAAGTAGGGGAGAGCAAAGCTCTCCCACTAATTAACATTATCATTCAAATGAGAAACAAAATCATAAGCATTACAAATCTTTCTCGGCGGAGTGGACTCCAACTCTCCGGTATCTGAGTCAAAAGTACCAACACACCATAAGCTAAAATCAGCGCTATGCGTGGAGAAAATAGAAGACTTATCACTACAAGCATTTTCAAAGTTTCTCATAGCTACGGCATCATTATCCTGAACTAAAGGCATACCATAGCCGACATTAACATCTAAGATACTATACAAATTCTTAACCATAACAAAACTCCTTAAAATTACTCATCATCAGATTTATAAGCAAC